AATAAATTTTTCATCTGCTTGTTCAAAAATTGACAATGCTTTATCTGTTACTTGTATTTCGTACATTACATCCAACTTGGTTTAAAATCTTGTTCTTGTTTATCGTCTTTATCTATCATAAAAGAGGTCTTGCACCCACAACTAGATTTTGCTTTAGGATTATTAAAAACAAAACCTCTGTTCATCAAATCATCATTCCAATCGAGAATAAGTCCTTTGATGTAAAGTAAACTTTTCTTATCACATAGTATTCCAACACCAAAAGACTCAAAAAATTTGTCAAACTTGGTCGGCTTTGAATCTAAATCAAGAACGTAAGTAAAACCAGAACAACCACCTGCTTTAATTCCAACACGTAACAGAACATCCTCTGTCACACCTTGTTCTGATAATACTTCTCTTAATTTATTAGCACTCTTTTCAGTTAATTCAATCACACTTGTTTTTGTTTATAATCCGCTATTGCCGCTTTTATTGCATCTTCTGCTAATACAGAACAATGAATTTTTACCGGAGGTAAAGATAGTTCGTCTACAATGTCAACATTATTGACACCAAATGCTTGATCTAATGTTTTATCTTTTACCCATTCAGTTGCTAATGATGAAGCCGCAATTGCTGAACCACAACCAAATGTTTTAAATTTAGCATCAACAATTTTATCATCTTCAACTTGTATCTGTAGTTTCATCACATCGCCACACTCAGGCGCTCCCACAAGACCAGTGCCAATGTTATTATCAGTGGAATTAAAACTACCCACATTTCTGGGATTTTCATAGTGGTCTACTACCTTATCTGAATATGCCATTTATACCTCAATGTTTAGTTGATTATCATTTATGATGTTTTTTGCTCTATCATAAAATTCTGAGGAATTAAAATTTTCTGATGATTTTTCATACAATGATTTATGCATCAAATAGACTTTCATAATTGCAGTAAGTTCTTCTCTATCTGATTTTAAAAATGCATAATTAATTTTATCCTCAATAAATTTTATTTTCTTCTGTACTAAATCATCCTTTACATCATGAGACCAGGGATCTTTATGATTTCTAGCCTTACGTAATTGAGTTTTAAACGAAAAATCAAAATGATTTTTCGATACAGTTTCACAATTACCCAAGCCAATTTTATCGTCTTCGCTCCAATTACAACCAGTACAACCTCTTTCAGTTGAAATTGCACATCTCTTACTATCTCCTGATATCATAATGCCTTTTGGTTGTTTCTGTTCCCAGGTACAACCATAAACCCGTCAACATCAGGCGGCTAAAGCCACTTGTGCTGAAGAATAATCGTCATTGTTTGCGATTAATTTAATGACATTTTACATCTGTCAAGATGGTCTCCTCTGTATCCTCACATCCAATCGAATGCCTAACACCCCCAACACGGGTCACAATAAAATTGCATCCAGCAAATAATATCCTCCAATAACAACACTCAACAGAAGAACCCACATAACAATATTGCTAGTATCGTCCATGTGACTCCTGGTGGAGGTGGGCGGAATCGAACCGCCGTCTTAAATGCTACTCTACAGTATCATCAACTAAAACTATTTAGATAAATCTTGCGTAACATCCTTAATTTTTTCAATTTGTTTCATAATAATTTGTTCCCGATTTGGCCAATAAATGTAATCTTTTTCTGGATTTTTCATTAAATTATACAAGACAGGTAAAACTAATTTTTCTACTTCTTGCATGTCTTTCACATATTTTTCTTCAAGATATTCTTTTTTATAGCCAATTTCTTTAATAGCAGAATCTATCTTTTTTTCTAAATTTTCTATGTTTTGAGATTTTGCTTCTACTTGCTCAATCTTTTTTTCTACTTCTGTGGTTTTTGCTTTATATTCTTCGTCATCTACTGCCGAAAAACCAAAGTCAAAATTAGCATATTCTTCAGGTATTTGTGCCATGTTCGTATCCGTATTTACAGATCCAATAAGAGTCAACAATGTCAGATATAGGATTTTTATCAGGGTTTATTTCAAACTCATTGATGAGATTTCTTTGAGTATCATTAACAAAAGATTCATACATCATTTCTTTTTTTGCGTTACCCTTACCAGATGCATATTTCTTAATTACTGTTGGTGGTATCATTTCGTATTTAATACCCCAACTTGTTAAAGTATGTTTTAAAATTGCCATGTTCTCCGCAATGTGAAAAACTCTACCAGTTGCGGCGAATGCATAATCTTCTATGTAAACAGTTTGTGGTCTTCGATTATGCTTGACAATACAATCTGATACCCAAGTCGCTAAACCTTGGTACCTTTGCATCTCCGTATTATATTTAGGATATTTTGTAAGTTGTATACGAGGAAAGTTTGACCATCTTTCATATTGTCTAGGATTTTGTGCTAAACAATAATAAGTTATGTTTTCTTGATTCCATTCTCCGTAGCATTCTGTAATAGCAGGACTTGTTAATGAATAATCAATCCCAATTGTCATCCTCTTCTTCATGTAATTCAATCATTTCGCCACAGAAACTACAATATTGCACAGGATCTTCACTATGAGCAAGTATCTCATAATGCACACCACAAAAAGTACAATTAATCTTTTCCGATATCTCCATATTTCGAAACACTTTCTAGTTGAATATATTTTTTGATAATGTCTAACGAATACCTTAACCCATCTTTATAACATCTTAATCTTTCTGGTAACGTCATCATCTCAATATCTGGTTTAGGGTTGGCCTTTAACTTTAAGATGGTTCTCTCTATTTTTCTATGCTCACCTTCGATTGAAGATTTCACTTCATTCAAGCAATCAAATAATTTTTCCATATGTTCTATGCTATCATCAATCTCTTTTGCAGTATTCGTCTTTTTCATTTTGCAATACTCTAATTCTATCTCTTAATTCTTTTATCTTAGGAGCATTGTATTGATGGGAAGGAACTGAAAGTTCATCTTCTAGTAAACTAGAATAATGTGATATACCTTGTACAATTTCATCCAGTTCCGTTATCGCCATCTAACTCTTTCTCTAACTCGGTAACATTAGCAAAAAATTTTCCATTATGAAAAATCTGCGGTACGTTTTTACTCTTGGTGACAGACAAGATTTTACCAAATAGCCTCTTGTCTGCCAGAATGTACATAAACTGTATATTGTGCTTCTTCAGCAAATCCTTTGCCTTATCACAAGCAGGTCAATTAGGAATTGTGAAGTGACCTATAATATACGTACCTTTATCAAAATCAAGTTCATATTGTAACATTAGATATCCACTACTTCGCATCCACCATCAGCGGCACAGGCCAATTCCTGGGCACCAGTGGTGAAATCTTTTTCTTCATACTCTGAAAGTTTCGACCAATCAACATCTTGTGGCATTAATTTCAATGCTTCTTCATATTCTTCTTTAGAGCAATCTTGATATGGTGCTTGTCTGTATGTATGTTCACTAAAAGGTAAGAATGAAATACCACTGATACTATCAAAGTTATCCCATACCCAATTACCAACTTCCATCCACTCATGTTCTTTAACAGAAATTGTTACAGATGGTTTGTGTTCACACCAGTGCTTCTGATATTTTTGCCAAAGTGTAAGTTGTTCTTTTGCGGTCATATCTTGTCTGAATACTGCATTCTTTGGGCTCTGCATTGGAAATGAAAATACAGTTGTATGTTGTGGTTTCATTACATCTGCTTCAGCAGGAAATCCAGCATCTTTCATGAATGCACACAATGGGTCTTTATTGTCCGCTCGTACCGTTCTAATATAGTAAGGATTATGGCGAGCATGTATACCGCTGGCAGAGTCAACCAACTGACTGACCGTACCAGAAGGCTTAACGCAAGTGATGGCGGCTGATTGGGGTATGCCGAGTCTTTCTGCCCACTCTTTGTTTGTTTCGACTGCAACATTTTTCAGATCCTCCAATAAAGTTTCTAATCCCTTTTTCTTACCATTAGTGTAAGAATTGTCCATTATTCCTGTAAGAGAGACTCCAAGAAGTCGTTCTTCATCGCAATTTCTTTTCCACTCTTTTGAGATGTATTTGAAGTTGGTGAGGGTTGACTGAAATGTGCCAAGGATAGTTGCAGTTCGAACTTTTTCTTGTAAAGATTCGGGAGTGTCATCTCCTCTGACAACGACTTCTGAAAGGTTGCAAAACTCTCTGCTTCTAAGAATGATTTCAGAGCAGGGGTTAGTTCCAAAATCATCTCTTGGTTCTCTTCTGACTTCTTCTTCATTATTTAATGACTCCACTTGTCTTCTGGCCGACATACTGTTATAGATTCCCCGCTCCCCAGATTTTGAATCGTAGAGGGATAACCACTCTCGCATGAAAGTACCAATGTCTGGCTTTTCTTTATAGTTAACCGAATTATTGGCGAGTGCCCGCTGAGGATTACTTTCCCACCATTGTCCTGATTTGGCGTGTCGCATAGTCTCATCATTGAGATTACTAAGACTGATAAGAGCAGAACGCCGAACACCACCAACCACGACAATCTCTGCGATTTTACATACGACATCATGAGCCTCTACTGGTTTTAATTTTCGCCCTGCGGCATTTTGAAAAGTATTTATAGTAAATTTAAACAAGTCTTCTAAAGGCTCTGGTCCTGATGCTCTGCCGCCAAAAGTTTTCAGTGGAGTACCAGCAGGTCTTACATTTGATAGATCCCATGTAGGGACTTGACCCTGCCACACCAATGCTAACAGTTCTTTATATGCTTTTGCCCAACCGAGTTTCGAATCTGCTACCACGATTGTTGTGTCAGTTGGATGAAACTCTTCTGCTACTGGAGGCAATTTATCTACATACTCTTCTTCTACCGAGAATCCTACGCCTGTACCATTCATCAAAACATATAATATTTCATCAAATGATCTTGGAGAATCTACTTTTACATACGAACAATTATAACCTGCAATGTTTTCTTTTTTCAATGCTTCGCCAGCGGTCATCAAGCATCTCATTGAAGGCATGACATCTAAATTACTGATAGAATTTCTTAAATCTGATTCTACTCCGTTTTCTAATTTAAATTCATGATTTTTGTCTAAATGTTCTTTGAAAAAATTTACTAAACGATCAACGGTTTCTTCCCAAGTTTCTCTTCGTTTAAGATCGTAATTCCATCTGGCGTATCTTGATAAATGTATAAATGATTGGTACTCGGTAGGTAGCGGCATCTTTAACTCCTAATTTAACTTATCTAAAAATTCTTTTGATTCTCTTTTTGATAGACCATATTTGTCCATCGTCCAACTGCCATTTAAATTGTCTTTTATGATTTCCATTTCTTTTGCTGAAAAAGTTTTTGAATTCAAAATATAATCTTCAAATGCTTCGCAACAAATAGGAAACTTAGGTTTAACCATATCATACATTGCATTTCCATAATCTCGTATTTCTTTTTGTGCGTGAGCATCCATACGTAACTTAGCGAAATGAAAAAAGTTATTCAAATCTATTTTCCAAATACATTCTGTATAATTTGAAACAGGTAAAACAATTCTTGCGAGTTCTCTTGCTATACCTGGAAATCCTTCATAAAATCCATCTAAAGGTGTTGGGTCTACAATTTGTCTGTAACACTCTTTTGCTTGATCATTAATGGCAACCATACGACCGAGAACAAGCATTTTGTTGTTCTCATCAAGTAATTCTCCACGACCTTGATTATTCGTATCCGATTGCACATTCACATCTGCCTCAGCAGGTAGATAAAATTCATCACTCATAATAGAGTAACGACCAGAGTATTCGTTTATGTTAGCAGTCCTATGTCTAACAAGTTGTCTCATAATGAAAATAGGTAGTTTCAAATGAAACTTTACTTCACACATCTCAAATGGTGATGTATGTTTATGTCTCATCAAATATCGAATTAGATTTCTCGTTTGGCTTACCTTCCGTGTACCTGTACCGTAACTAATTCTTGCGGCGTTTTCGACTTCCTCATCACTGCCCATCACTTCTATCAGTTTCACAAAACCATGTTTATGCACTTGAGTCATTTCAATCATAATTTAAATTCCATTAATTTAGTTTTTGCAATCAAACCTTGATATGTGCTTTTATGTATAATTTCCATGATGTTGACACCATTGGAAAACATATCGTTAATATCTTTTTGTACAATGTGTCTAGGCCAAATAACAATCTTATAATTCCTGTCAATTATTTGAGACATTTTTTTTACAATTTCTTTATTTCGCTTTTCATTGTCATAAATGAAAACAACATCTTTGTTTTCAAACATAGAAGAATATGTTGACAAATCTGCACCAGCCATAGCAAGAGAATTATCTACGAATAAAGAATCAATCGGACCTTCAACTATGTATGTCGTTTTATTTTCATCCCAAGTATTCAACCCAAATATCTTTGGAGCATCTTCTTCCACTTTGATAGTGATATATCTCAGTTGCGAATCACCTCTCAATGATCTGCCTTGAGCGGCGATTAGATTCTCATCTTTATCAAAGAATGGTATCACAAGTCTAGGCTCATCTTTCATTAGTTGATAATTTATACCTATATTTAAACTATCAACCCACTCTTTGAAATCTTCTGCAAAATAAAGATACTTGTATTTATCACCATCAATATTTCTAGACTTGATATATTGCTTGCAATAATGATCATCCTCTAGATCTTTTACACAAGGTATGGTTAGTTTTATTTTGCTAAATTTAGGAGTCTTAAATTCTAAAGTCGGTTTCTCTACAATTGCAATGGCGTTTGAATTTGAGTATTTACTGACGCCATTTGAATATCGTTCCATGATATATTCTGAATGAAGTCTAACATCTAATTCTTTCAGAAAATTAGCAAAAGATAAACCAACACCACAATTATGGCATTTATAGAATAGACCAGTTTCTTTCTTATGAACATAGCCTCTCGCTTTGGTTAGATTTTTTTGTGAATCACCACAAATGGGACAACGAAAATTCCACAGAAAATCTCTTTTCTGTTTATAAAGCGGTAGACGATTTGAAACTAGATTCAAATATTTTACATCAATATATAATGCTTGCATGATACCTCTTATAGGTTAGAATAAGAAGTATATCAGATTTTTTGATTTTTGTCAATTACCATGCGGCGGTTGTGAGGACTTTTTGAATTGATTCATCACTAAGACCAAGAGAATTAGCATAATTGTATATGGGTACTAAATCTCTCACTTTTCTTTTATTCTTTATTGAAACAGTAAGTTTAAGTAACTTCTTTTCATCATCACTTAGAAGCATAAATTTCCATCTCATATTTCAAAGCAAGTTTTTCTTGCATCAGATCAACCTGCTTTGAGATATATTTTACATCTGTTTTAACAGTGGCAATTTCTTCTTTGAGTTCTATGACATTAACAAGACTCCACCCTATCATTGCTACGATAGCGGCAGTCATGGGTGCTAAAATATATTTTACCAACTGTTCATGTTCCATATTAGATGCCATTGACTAATTTAAGTAAACTTCTTCCCATTTCTATAGCATCTTCTACTTTTTCGGCGGCGGCTTCGACCTCAGCATCTACATCGATATCGCCTCCTAAACCCAACTCAGTCATAGAGTATTTAGCCAATTCAAGAATTTCTTCCCACTCTAAATCTTCAAGTTCTGGAATAACTTCATCAATATTTTCCACTGCTGGAGCAAGTCTTTTCAAAGGTTCGACAAAATTTTTGGCATCCCAAAAATCAAAATCACCATCAGATAAACTTACTTTCATTGCATTTGCAAAACTAAAAACAAAAGCCAAAACTTCTTTTGTTTCTTTTACGCCCTTTTCAGACATTTTTCTCCTTAATCATTTACTATTGTACCACTAACATCTCTTACTGTTAGAAATGCTTTTACACCGCTTGAATTAAAAAACTCACCTGTTGTATTTATATTTGCACCTATGTATGAATTTTGAGTCACATTAAAAGCAAGAGCATTAACTTTTCCAGCACTTGAAGTTATATTTCCTGTAAGATCTAATTTACCTGCACCCATGCTTATATCACCGCTCGTAATTGTAATTGTACCAGATGTAACAGTTACGTTGCCGTTTGTAAAAACTACATTACCAGCGGTTATCGTTAAATTGCCATCTGTAATGGTTAGACCACCAGTTGATCCTAAATTTAAACTGCCTGCGATGTCAGTATGACCGTTTGAATATGAAGTGTATGTACCTAATGTTGGTGCATTTCCATCATTACCATCATTTAATTTGATTTCAATTTTACCTTTATCGTCTGCACCTGTACCATCATGACTTACTGATATTTGACCCATTCTGGCAGGGGTGGTTAAAGTTGTGATGGCCGCCATCTGCCATTTATCATTGACAGTATGTCCTGTAGTTGCACCAAACGTAATAGTAACACCATTCGCTACATCTTGTGCAGAACCAGTAATACCAATATTTGTTGCTTCTGTGGTTGAGAAATCATCGAATGAATATTCGAATGTGTCAGGTGTACCTGTTTGATTTATTCGAACAGAAAATGTCTTTGCACCAGAACCATTATATACTCCACCATAAGTCGCATCATTTAATCCTGAGCCAGAAAACGATGTAGAGTTTATACCACTCATTACATCGTTTGCATCAATTTCAGTATTAGAAAAACCGTCAAAGGTTATAGTGGTGGCTCTACTTCCATCAGCATTTGCTTCTTCATAATTTAAGAGAGTTATAGTATCTCTTGCTAATACTCCTAAGTCTGGCATTCAACCTCATTATTTAAAAATTGACTGAAATCTTTCATCAATATTCTGTCTTTTCACCTTGTCTTTTTTAAATTCATTAAGTAAGTGGTTAAGATTTTCTTGTTTCTTTTCAGAAATAGTCTGTTTTGTTTCTTCTTCTCGTATCTTAATAATTCTTACGACCGCATCTGTATCTTCTCTCTTGATATTTTTTTCTACCAATTGATCTTTCACATGCATGGCCATCTTACTATCAATTTCGTATTGCTCTGATATATCAGCAATGTCCTCATGATATTCTATTGTCTCTCTAAAATCTTTGAAATTTATCATGACTTCTTTCCGTATTTAAGGTATATCATACCACCTGTTAGTTCGTCTTGTAAGACTATGGCTTTACCTGGATTTAATCTGCCATATTGTCTTATCTCTTCTCCTGTTTCATCGTTACCTACATAGTTCTCATATTTAGCATATCGTTTTTTACCGAATCTTGCTCTCATATAAATTTCTGGACTGACTTTAAAAACTGCGGCACCTGCAAAGTTTTTTCTTTTCTTTTTAGGCATCACCCCTGGCTCTGATTGACCCGAGATATTTGGATTATTTACACCAATGCCAGCAATTGCACCACCACCAGCGGCTAATCCATCTTCATCTAATTTTTCAACTTCTTCAATTAATGTTCTTACTTCTTCTTTATTATGCTTACATTCTTGCGTGAATAAAGCAAACTGTTCTTCCAAGTAAGTTTTGTCATAGTAAAGTCTTGCATCTTTTTGATGTTCTTTCATCAAAAATAATGCGGCAGTAAAAGTACCAAATTTAGTTGAACCACCTGGTACTTTAGATAAAACTTTTTTAAGATTAAAAATCAAAGTATCAGTTAAAGTATATGCTTCTTTTTCTTCAGGAGTTCTTAACTGACTTCTCTTTTTAAGAATTTTACCTTTAGCATCAATAATACCGAGTTCAAATGCTTTCGTTTTGTCGAAAGGCGTAACAAGTTTTTTTATAAATTGATAAACAAAAAATAAATTACCTGCTGAACTTGCTAATGACATTAGATCTCTCTTAATTTTTTTGCTATTCTTAAATCTACACCAATATTACTACTAATGATTTTTTCACCATTTATAGATGATACTTGTTCAGGCATATAATCTAAGAATATTAAAAATGTTTTTAGATATGACCAATACTTAGATGATATCTTTAAAAACAATATTCTTGTTAAAACCTCTACAGGAAATACATTTCCTAAAGTAATCAAATGATTTAGAATTAATCTTTCTTTTAATTCGCCACCCATGTGATAACGATTTAAAAGTCTTTTGATATACTTTATCGTTTTTAAATCATCATGAAAATCTTGTTCACTTAAACATTGAGGATTTTCATAAAATTTCATTGCATATAATATAAAATTATCTTTATTCAAATCGTCAAACACTATCTTCTTTTTCTTCAGTATCCTCTGTTTGCTGACTACTGATTAAGTATTCACACGTTTGAATTGCACCTTCAATCATATTTAAATGAGTTTTCAAATTTGCCAACTCTAATTCAAATTGAGAAATTCTTTGAGTTGTATTTAACTTATCATTTCTCAATTTTTCAAGTTCATTATTTACAGTTTCAATCATAATATTGTCACTCCTCTTCTATAAATTGCTCTCCTGTTATTTCTTCTAATTTTCTTATCATGCGTTCCATATTAACTCGCATGACTTTACCAGTTCTTGTATTTCTTGAATAAAACTCCCACTCTCCTTCTTCATTGTGAGGACCAAGTTTTGTTTCGTTTCCTCCTTCGTCCATTGTATATATGTGGGACTCTGAACCATCATCTTTTGCATACAAATATGCTTGATCAGCACCTTGTAATGTTGGTGCGGTTCCATTTTTAACTACAATAAGTCCTGCTCCATCGCCAACAAATCCAGCATTTGCAAATCCATCATTAACAACTAAAGAATTTACTACTTTTAAATTATTCCCAATAGTTGCAGATTTTCCAATACCAAGACCACCATTTGTAGTAATCGTGCCAGTTGATGATGACGTAGAATTTGTCGCTCCTGATGCAAACAATCCAGTAGTCACAACAATGTCATTAAATACAAAACCTGCTGAAGTATTGTGTTTGATAAATTTTGTTGTTGCGGTTTCTAAATCTATTCTACCGCCTTCAGAACCACTACCTGCGGCGGTGGCATCTTCTTGTAGTAAGAAACCTTCTGTAGTAGTATTAGCCTTGAGTTTAAATTGTCCACCAAAAATAATAGTTGCATCATTTGATACTTGTAATGCACCATCAGATCTTACTTTTTGCACGTTTCCTATTTGTACGTTTGCTTGCAATTCATCAAGATCTGCTCTCAGAAATACATTTGCTCCAGCGGTACCTGAATGAAATTTCAAGTTTTTACCAGCACCATCAACACCGATAGTCACAATGCCTGTCATATCTGTATTAGATTTGACATTCATTAATGTACCATCTATGTTCAGACCTGTAGCAAAAAGTGCAGTATTAGTACCGTTAATAACTACATTTGCACCTGAAAGTGTAGCGTTTGAAGTTACTGTAGTCAACGTACCAGCAATTGTAGAATTAGATTTTACATTAAATACTGCTGAATCAACTTCAACATTTGAAGTAGCAGTTAAAGTAATAAGATCATCAGAGGTGATCTCTAATTCACCATCTGCAGGTGAATTAATTTCTAATGTGGCATCTCTAAATGTAAGTGATTTATCAGTTCCTATTGATACATTATCACTAAAAATTCCTCTTGCACCACCAACATTACCAGTTGCAGTAACAGTACCCGTGACAGTTACATTTTTTGAAACTATTACATCTTGAACGTATGCATTAGCATAGTATTGTCCAGTATTTCCTAAATTTGAAGTGACATTTGCGTTGGGTATGAGATCTCCACCGAGATCTGCGTTAAATTGTACTGTATCTGCATCAGAATCACCAAATGTTATTGTTCCGCCATCAGCGGTTATGTTACCATTTGCATGAATGTTTCCATGCACATTTAAATTTTGTCCTATAGTAACACTCTTTGATATTCCTGCACCACCTGTTACAGTTAATGCACCTGTAGTGTTTGAAGATGAATCTATTGCTGATGTAATTGCTACGTTTGCACTTGCAGTTACATTTGATGAAATAACTGTATTTGTACCTGCAAGAGTGGTGTTACCTGCAGAACTTACATTAGTAGATGTAAAATGAGTATTCGTTCCGCTAAAGTCAACATTGGCGGTAGATGATACTTTAGTACCACCAAAAGTAACATTAGCACTTATATTTGTATTTGAACCACTTACTGTTAAATTTGCACCTGAAAGTGTGGTATTAGATGAAATGACCGTATTTGTTCCACCAAGTGAAGTGTTCGATGAAAAATGTGTATTTGTACCAGTTGCTTTTAAATTAGCACCAGTAAAAGTTGCATTTGATGAAACAACTGTATTTGTGCCACCGAGTGTACTATTTGAAGTTATATTTAAATTAGAACCTAAGATATGAACTATCTCACCTCTAAATTCAGCATTACAAGCAACATTAGCCTCTGCACCTGTGAATGTAATGTTGGCCGCTATTAAAGTATTAGCACCATTAAATGTTACGTTACATGCCGCATTTACAGTAGCAGAAATTACAAGATTACCTGAAGAATTACCATTTAAAACACCAATATATCCATTCGCCCATGCTACTGTGGAATTTCCTACACTATGAGTATCATCGACTGATGGTACTATATTACTTGAAATTTCAGATAGTGCAAAATTATTAAGGGTAGTTGTTCCATTTATTGTTACATTACCATCGACTTGCAAACCATCTTGTATACCTACACCGCCTTTAAAAACGGCCGCGGCAACACTTGAATTTGATAATGCTTTTGTATTAGCAAATGTGATCTCGGGTTCAACATTTGAGAAAAAATTTGTAATTGAAACTTTTTTGTTTGAGGGGGATCCTGCAGGATCATCTACGACCAGAAGTAAATCTTCTCTGGCCGCAGATGTTATAGCAGGCAGACCCGAAATACGTTTATCTGCCATTTTTTATCAACCTATTTATGCTGTTATGGATGTATTACTTGTTGCTAACAACCAGTATTCAGTTCCATTCACTTTAATTCTCAGTCTTGCATTTGAAGACGTATCCGCAACTGCGGTTGAGAACATAACAAGGTTTGAACTATGAGCCGTTGTATTAGCGGCGGCCGCGGCGGCAACATAAGCATCAGTATTACCCGCACCACCAATGGATGCACCAAATTCTGCGAAATAGTGAACCGCTTGTGCGGCAGGATGATTAGCCGCGGTGTAACCACCTTGATCTCTCAAACTAATGAAAGCATCAGGTTTTGTATCTCTGGCGGCACTTGCCTTTGCAGTATCATTAACATCAATCATCAAACCGTAAACTCTTGCGGTACCATCAGTATATGAGGTATTCACATTAGCGGCGGCAAGGTCATTCGTCATATTGAGAGTGATCTTAGCGCCAGCACCTGTTGTTGTGATAACTGAATTGGAACCAGAAAGATTTGCATCAATCTTAGCACCAAAAATATTAACTACTGAATTAGCATCACCGGTTCTGTGATCATGTGTGGTTTGTGCATTTAAGGCAACAATGTCGCCTGCAGTTGTACCAACACCAGTAGAAATACTCGTTGAAACGAATGATCTACCTGTTGCATCACCCGAATTAGATGTATGACTCAAATTTCCAAAAAGATTGAAAACAGAGACTTTCTTGTTTACCGGACTGCCTGACGGGTCATCGACTACGTGAAGGATGTCATCAGATGCAATTCCAGTGGAAAGATCTGTTAAATCCGTCATCTTTTTATCAGCCATTGCTTTACTCCTTAAAATAAAGTTTTGAAGTGCTGGGACTCAGCCAAGACTGGTTTATGAATCTTTTGCTTCTTCAATTAATTGTTCTAAAACTACTTTAGCACCATGAAGTCCGCTTAATTCGTACTTCACGGCCTCTTCTTCTTTATTTAGTTCTTGCTTCTTAACTGCAATACTATTTAAAGATTCATTTTGTTCCTCAAACATTTCTTCGATTTCAATTAATTTTTTTTGCAAAATAGAAAGATGAGACTCAACTTCTGGAGCCTCATCTTCTTTCTTGTCATCGATATTAAGTTCAGGAACTTCTTCTAACTTATCATCATCTTTTGTCAAATTAAACATAATAACCTCAATTTTTAATTATTAACTACTTGCTAAACCACCTGTTTCTTCGTCACCAGTAATATTATTTGTGGCAACTAAAGTTTCGTACCAAGTAGATGTTACAGAACCAAGTCTACTCTTTGTATGCTTTTGAACCCAACCAGCATGATGGACATGTCCTACTCTTGCTTCAGTTGTATCTGCACCAATGATTACTTCGTTCTTAATATCTGTCTTACTGACATATTTAGGTGGAGTTCTTACGTGACAATCGGTGCTACCACCATGTGCAGAAGTGAAACCTTCTGAAACAATTACGGTTGTACCTTGTACGCTTGTTACCACTCTATGTTCTTCATCAGCGGTTCCGTCAGAGTCAACGACAATAACATCGCCAACTTTAACATTTGCTGATGGATCACCAGAAAATACAATATTTGTATTTCCTGCAGTTGTTACGGTTACTGTTAGACCAGTATCAGTACCGTCATTTAATCCCCAGAGAGACATATTTACTCCTTATGAAAATTTTCTTTTAAACCGTTCGTATCTTCTTTTGGACGCAAAACCCATTTCTTTCCAATCTCCTGTATCAGATGATGCTGGTGCGGGAGCAGGTTTAGGTGCAGGTTTAGGAGCAGGTGCTTCTTTTTTTTCTGCTACAGGTGCTGGTGCCTTTTCGGATACTACTTCAGATTTGACATCTTCTGCCATTTAAATCTCCTTATTTAGTTGATACAAAACCATTTTTCTGTATTTCAACATTCTTAGAAATGAATTCTGAATAATGATCCATACTTTCGAATGTCTTCGGAGGAGCCGTGGTGTAAATACCCTGACCCATTTTTTCTTTACCGACCGCGGGAGTACCTTCATCACCTATAACACTATTTTCTTTTTCAGTCAACTCCTTGACCCCAAATTCGGTAATCATGCTAATGAAATCTTCCATTGAAATATCTTTATCATCAAAGAAATTTTGAACATCTGCTAAGTAAATACTGCATAATGCTCCTTCTTTGTTTTCTAATCTAATATGATTATCAACATCTTCCATTTTATAGAAAGTATAATCTTCAATATTCTTAATAGAAGTTCCCATTAAGTAATGAACCATATGCTCAAAAATCCTAAAAGGATCTCTGCTATTCGCAACGATATTTCCCTCCGTGACTTCTTCGCCTGGCGTCATTTCTTTATAATTCTTTACTAATTCATCTGTACCATGATCACCTGCTCGGTTCTCTGGCTCAACGAATTTTTTTCTATTTTCCAAAACTTTCTCAAGTTTTAGACGACCTTTTTCGCTAATTTCCATGTCTTTTCCTTCTACGGACTCAATGTACATATTGAGTTCGAATCGTTTGTTATCTAGATTTGCAACTTGAACATGCAAATTTTGTTTTTTATCTGTTCCTAGAATATAACGATTTGTTTTACCGCTAGAAGGTTTTCTAGGACCTGTTGCTACTTTGTTGTCGATATCATCTTTATCGACTGTATATCCTCGTTTCTTTGCAACTGCATAAGCATGTTGCATGGCAGAAGAGAAATCTTTATGATAGAGTTGATAATCAGATTTTGCTTCATCTAATCCTGCTCTTTTTCTTTGTGCGGCTTCTCTTTCCTTTTTCTCTGCTTGAGCAGTTTTTCTATTAGCATAAGAAGGTATTTTCATTTTACTGGTATCGTATGCTTCAACTTTAGGAAATAATTTCACTTTACCTATAATTTTTCTAGGAAACCCTTCATCAACTTCTTTATTAGCCTCTTTTTCTGCTTT